AGGAAGCAAGGCTTCCGCCGGAATAGGTTTTCGCGCCCGCTTTCACGCGCACTTTACTTCCCGCCATGATCTTCTGCGCCGATGTCCCGCCGGAAATGTCCTGCGCGTCCACCCAGCCGTACACGGTCGAACCGCCGCCGGACACTTTTACAAGGTGGTACTGGTGCTTTCCGCTCTTGTAAATCTGCGTGATCTTCGCTTTGCCCGCTTTGCAAGGCTTCCCGCTCGAAGCGTTCGCGCTTGTGTAATGTTTCGTTCCGATGAACTCGACAATATCGCCGACGGCATACCCCGCCACGGCATTGTCTTTTTTGCCCTCCGCCGTGCCGCCGGAAGTGTCGGTCTGCGCGCCTGTATAGTCGATATAAGGTAACTTCCCGTGCTTCCTCCATGTGCGCGCGTTGTAACCCGCCTTCTTGCCGATATTTGCAACGGCGGTAATCTGAACTTTGTTATCCCAGCGCGGCGTACATTCAACGCCCAGCCCGTTTCCGATGTAAACGCCGATATGACCTTCGCACCACAACGCTTCACCGACTGCAACGTTTGAAAAGTCCGTCGAAACGCCCGCACATTTTGTAATCATCTGATCTGCTCCGATGTCCGGAACGCCGTTCACGGCATAGGACGCGCCGCCGTAACTCTTCGCCGTGTCGCCGCGCCAGCCCCATAAAATGCCTTTTATAAGGCAAACGCAATCGAAGCCAAACGTATCCGCGCTTGCGGCGTTAATCATGCGCGTTCGCGCCGCCTGTTTGTTGTATGTATGATTGCTTGTATAGCGCTTTTTGTTCGCCGCCGACATAGGCGCGCCGAAGCAACCCATAACATAAAGCGTTTTATAATTCTTTGCAACGTCGATCAGCTTTTCGACGAATGCGGCGCTTGTCATTTTCCCCACTTTGTTTTCCTCCTTCTTTGTGTCTTTGCCCGCCACGGCGTACTTGTCAAAATACTTTTGCCCGTAGCTTGCGCGCCGTTTCTGTGTGGCTTCGCTCATATCCGCTGGGCGTTCAAATTTCAGAAGAACGCTATCGGAAGCGGCACGGACGGTCGTTGCGGTTTTAAGCGTATTCAATACGGCTTTGTATCCGCTCGAAAGCTCCTTGAAGCAGAAATCCAACTGCATTTCAAGATCGCCGATTGACCTTCCTTTTGAACGCGCGAAAGCAAGCAAGGCTTCCTTCCTGCTCCAATACGTCCATTGTGCAAGTCCGTATCCTGCGCGATCCCGCACGAAGTTTCCATACGTCCCGTTGTCAACTGCCGCCGTGTAGCTTTCGTCCGTGTGTCCCAGCTTCTTTTCGTAGCTGTTTTGAAGGTTCTTTGGATTAAGCGCACTTTCAGCGTAAAGATTACCCATCAAGCCCGCCGCCCCCGCTTCGGTTAATCCCCGCGCGATACAATAATTCCATATTCGCGCTTCGTTGTTGCTCCCTTTAAGTGCCATTTAATACCTCCTTTGCAATAAAGAAGCGGCGGGGAAGCCCCCGCCGCTGGTGTTACTCTGCTTGATCCATTCGTTTTTCGATGTGGTCAAGCCGCTTGTGTGCCTGTTTCGCCGACGCTTCAACGTCGGTCAAGCGCGTTACGAACTCCGTATTCGTCTTTCGCTGTTCCTTCTGCTCCGCCTTGATTTCGTCCGTGTTCGCCTTGATGTATCCGATCTCGGTTAAAACGGTCGCGTCGTGCTTCACATTGCTTTCCTTGTCCTTGTCCCTGTTACGAACAAAAGCGATATAGCCGAACACGATAGCGCATACGGTAGAAAAGACGGAAAGAACTGTTGTGAAAGTGTCCATCGTTGATCCTCCTTCCTGCCGTTATGTTATCTCTTCCCACTTCGTCGAATTGACGCGCGGGGAATAGACGGAAGATTTGAAGTGCTGGGCGACGCATACCCACTTCTTCCCGTTGTGCGTTACCTTTGTTCCCTCCGTGATTACTTCGCCGTCCGGAAGGTCAGCCCATGCGCCGATCTGCTCTTCGGTCGGTGTGCGCGTCCATTTGTCCGGATTTGAAGCAGGGGATTTTCCACGGCTGTAATGCGTTGCCGTGTAGCTCACGCCGTCAAGCGTTACCACGTCGCCCGTGATATAGCTTTTCTTCTCGCTCCACTCTTCGCCTTGCTCCGGAAGGGAAACAAGGTTATTGCGGATACTCGAAATAATGCTTTCTTCGGTTTCGGCGCGGGCGGCTTCAACCTCCGCCATGATCGAAGCGCGCAAGGCTTCAAGCTCTGCCGCGCCGATCTGCTTTTCGCTCCTCTTGTGTGTTACGCTCATTCAAAATTCCCCCCGATCCCCGATACCCAGCAAGCGGTCAGCGCGTCGCCGCGCTGGACGGTTACGCGGATATTCATTCCGTACTGCGCCGCCGTGTTGATCTTATTTGTGAAAACGTGTGCAACGCCTTGAACAACCGCGTTCGTGCAATCCTCCCAAACGGGGGAAGCGTCAAACGGATTGTTCGTCGCTTCAACCTTGAACGTGCCGCCCGCCGGAATATCTCGCGTTACCTTGATATTCGCGCGTGTCGGCTGGCTGTTGGCTTCCAGCGGCGCTGAAAGCGTGATAACGAAGCCCGCAATCGACTTCGTGAACGTCAGCGTCCGGACGGCGCTATTCCCCGCGCTGTCGGTCGCCGTAATCGTGATCGTGTGCTTTGCGTTCGTAAGCGCCGTGAAGGTATTTCCGGAAACGGAAAGCGTCTGCGTCGCGCCCAGCGTGATCGCGTTCTTCGTCGCGATTGTCTTTCCGTCGATCTTTTCAACAACGTTCACCGTGTCGCCGTCCGGATCGGTTACGCTGTATTGATAGGTGAAATCGGCGCGCTTGATCCCAAGATCGGCATTACTGCCGGAAATCACGGGCGGCTGGTTATGAATTACGGCAATATCTCCGCTTGTGGTGTATGCGGAATAATTGCCGTAGCTGTCCTTTGCGCGGACGCGGTATTTTAACGTGTTCCACGCGGTCGATACCGCTTCCGTGAACGTCCTGCTTGCGGACGCTTGAACCTGTGTCCACGCGCCGCTGTTGTATGAGCGCTCGAAACAATAGGTCAGCGCGTCGCCGTCCGGATCGGTCGCCGCCGCGCAAGAAATGTTGATGTTCTGCCCGCTGTAACACGTTGCTGGCGCGGTAATGCTGGGCGGCGCGGAAGGCGCGGAATTGTAGATTACCGTATAATTTCCGTCGCTGTTCGGGCTGTCAGATACCAAGATAGAAGATTTAAGATTACAAAGCGGGCGAACGCCACAGCTGCCGTAGCACGCGCTGTCGCGGCTCAAAGAGCCGACCGAATTGACGCCGCGGACGTTGTTGGCGTTCGACGAATTAGGCGTTCGAAGCCACCAATACCAGCCCTTTGACGTGCTGAAATTGCTGTTCGTGTACTCCGAATTGCTCACGCATTGCGCCGTAGGATAAGCGACGCGGGAAGCGTCGTTGCTGAATAGCGCAAGAAGCGTTCCTTCTGCGATATTGTTTTCATTCGCAAGCCCCACTTCTGTGGTGGACGGAAGGAACATTTTTGACGTTACCGTTTCATAGCTTCCGCCGTCGGTAACGGTATTTCTTGCGACGGTCTGCGTTGTTGTCAGAAGCTCCGCAACGAACTTCGGATCAAGCATAGCAAGGAAGCCCGCCCACGCGTCGTATTCGTTGTAATTGTTCCATACGTTCGCGTTTGTGGGCGGCGCGTCTGCGCTGTGCTTTGCGCTGTACCATGCGCCCGCCGCCGCGTTACTGTTCAGCCATTGCAGAATGTTTGAATATTGATAGCGGTTATTGCCGTATTGTTTCCGATCGCTGTTGCTGTTGCTTGCTTCCTTTGCGTCGAAGCACATTAACTGAATGATTTTTTCCGTAATCAGCGTTACGGAATTCGACGGGTAGCCGCTGTGGTTCTTGTCGGCGATCTTGAAAACGATCTTCGATCCGAAGCGCGATTGATACGCCGAAAGAACCGGAACTTCAATCTTCGCGCCCACCGTCAAACTGCCTAATGTTTTTGACATTGTGCCGCCTCCTTTGGTTTCATTAAGCTGTTGTAATAATGATCCGTCCGCCGGATCAAGTGATAACTGTTTCCCTTTTCGGCGTGTCCTCTCCAGCTTTGATAGGATTGTTCAACGGTCTTTGCGTCGATCCGTCCCGCCGCGTGAAGGGCGGCTAATTTCTTCAACTTCCGCTTCATATTGTTCTTGCTCCGGCGGCGCACCTTGCGGATCACCGCGCCGCTTTCGGTCAAGTATGTATGAAAGCCCAAGAAATCAACGCCGTGTTTCAAGGGAAAGATATTCGTTTTCGCATTCAGCGAAAGCCCGCGCGCCTGTACGAACGCTTCAATCTGCTTCCGGCACTCCTGCAAATATGCTTTGTCGTGATGGATCAAAAAGAAGTCGTCCATATAGCGCCCGTAATATTTGATACCCAGCTTTTCCTTTACGAAGTGATCCAGCCCGTCAAGGTAGAGAAGGGCGAAAAGCTGTGAAGTTTGATTGCCGATCGGTATTCCGACGTTGCCTTCGGTGCTGTCGATGATAAGATCGACAAGCCACAAAACGTCCGGATCGGTTATCTTCTCGCGGATTAAGGTTTTCAAAACGTCGTGCCGGATCGAATAGAAATACTTTGAAATATCGCCTTTCAGTATCCAGCCGTCAATTCCGTTCTTTCTGTAAAACCTCCGCATGAACTCTTGAAGCCTGTCTAACCCGTAATGCGTACCTTTCCCCACCTGCGACGCGTAGTTATCGCGAATGAACGATCGTGTCAAAATCGGTTCAAGCACGTTATCGCAAAGCGAATGTTGAACAACCTTGTCTTTGTAGCTGTTCGACATAACCACGCGGCGCTTCGGTTCGTATACCTCGAACGTGTTATACGGGGACATGGTATAGCGCTTCGTTCTGATCTGCGCGCTTAATAGGTTCAGCGCTTCAAGAAGATTAACTTCAAACTTTGCCGCCGCTCCTTTCCACCTCTTGCCTTGCCGCGCCTTTCGGTAGGCATTGTATAGGCTTTCAAAACTGTGTATCTTTTCAAAGTCTGTCATAATAAAAAATCCTCGCTGTTTATAACCTTTGCCAGCCGCCGGAAGGCGGTATGCTCCGGTATCGGCGATCCTGTATTCGTCCCCGCCGTGGATAGCGGCGACGGGATACACCTTCCTTTGATGGTGGTATTCTGCTTTCGGCTGTGCCTACTCGTTCACATAGTCCACCGAAGCGGGCGAACGCCATTGTTGCCGTTGTACGCGTTGTTGTTGTTCAAAGAGCCGTCCGAATTGACGTTGCGGACGTTGTTGGCGTTCGACGAATTAGGCGTATCAAGATGTACCCCGAACGTTTTTCAAGCTCTCGTTTTGTCCCGCTTCTTCCACGCGGTCGTCATGTACTTCACTTCAAGCGCAAGTTTTGACCAATATTCGCAACTGCTCATAGAAATAAAGCCCATTTCCTGCGAAAGCTCTATGAAAAATAGAAGCTCCTTGCAATAGGTCAGCGCCTTTGCTTGTAGCTTCTGCCGTTGTCTGTATTCCTGCGCGTCCCGAAGGTCTAATTCGTTCGCTTCAAGGACGCATTCGTAAATGTCCACCGCTTTATCCTGTATCCTGTTTACAAGCGTGAAGCGGTATTTCTTCGGGTAGCGCTCCGTCGAATTCGTGATCGTGAAGGTGTGCTTTACAAGGTCTTTCGCTTTCACAATCACGTTGAATTCCGTCGGTTCTTTCCGCTCCCGCTCCGGTCTTTGCATAAATGCACCGTCCTTTCCGCATTCGCTCGATTATCGCGGTATCGTCGGCGCACCCGTCGAAATCGAAGCCCGCTTCGGTAACGGTCAGCGTTGCCGCGTTCCCTGTAACCGTTGTTCCTGTGATCTGCAATACCTCCGCACCGCAAGCCGCGCATGGCGGGGAAAGCTCCGCAAAGATGTTTCCGATCACGCACGATAATTCCGCCACTGTGCAAGCGTACCGCGTCAACATTCGATCCTCTGCAAACTCTCGTTCCAAATGCCCGTAGACGTTACGCCGTCGAGATCATCGAAGAGGATCAAGAACGGATTTGTCGTAATGTCATTGAAAAGCACCGCTTCCAGCATATCCACGCGCGCGTCAAGCGCGTTCGTGATGTTCAGAAGGTTTGTTGCCGCGTTATCGTCAAGGACGGTTTGCAAGCCGTTAAACCATGCGTTGAAATCCGCCGCCGCCTGTGTTTCAAAGTCCGCCATGTGTTGCTCGAACGCGTTGTATTGCGCGTCGCCCTGCAATTTCAGCGAATTCATATACGAAACAAGTGTGTTGTACTCCGCCGCCGAAAGGGATTGATATTCAGCGAACCACGCTTGAAGCTGTGCGTTAAAAGCCGCCGTGTCGATCTGCTGAACGACTGCGGCAACAACGCCGCAAAGCGACGTGTTCAAGCGCTGATCCGTGATCTTGCTTTGCGTGATTGCTGTTACGCCCGCGCCCACGTAGATGTCCGCCAGCGCAAGCTCGTAAATGTCCGCGTCCCTCTGCAATGCGGGCGCGGTAGGGGAAGCGCTGAACGAAGAAGATTTTACCTTCACCGACATAACGCGGTTTGTTAAGTCCCAGCGGACGACAACGCGATCAACGCGGTTCAACTGTCCGTCCGCCGTGTCAAGCTCGACGGCAAGATCGCCCGTGTTGAAGTAGAAGTAACCGTTGATCCACGCTTTGCCCGTTTTTACGTTCAGCTTCATTCCGTCGTTTGCGACGACTTGAAGCCCCGTCGAAGGGACGGGGAAAACGCCGTTCCCGATGAACGAAGCAAAGTATTCCGCCCAATCCTCCGCCTTGTACGTGCGATCGTGCGAAACGCTGTTGAAGAAACTTGATTTTTCCATGCTGTGAAGCCCTCCTTTATTTCGTAATCTGCCGAATTTGTGTCAGAAGCGCGGGCAAGCTCTCGCCGAAGGTAATATCTATTTCTTCGCCGCTGGTTTCGTAGGTTTCCGCAATCTCCGTTATGCGAACGTCAATGCGGACGTTCCAGCGCTTATTGATACACGTTACCCGATCGCCTAAATCGTAATCCGTGCCGTACTTCAAATTCGCGTTCGTGTTGATCTTCGATCCGAAAGCAAGCGTTTCCGCGTATTGCTCCAGCTCTTCAACGCCGCGCGCGGAAAGAAGCGCTAAATACTGCGCCGTTGTAAGCGTTACGGTCTGCCCGCTCTCGTTTTCGTATTCCTGCACGATGTCCGTTGCATTGATGAAAACTTCGTCGCGGGAAAGCCCCGCCGCGCTTCCTCCGACTTCCGCAACCTTCCGCGCAACGCCTTCTTTTTCCTCTCCGCCGATGTAAGCCGTTGTTTTAAGGTTTTCAATACTGTTCGTGTATTCCTGTTCCACGATGTTGTCAAATTCCTGTGAAAAGATACAAGGCGCGTTTCCTGCGGCATTTCCCGCCGTAAGGTCGCGCCCTTTGTAAACGGAAAAGGTGTGCTTTCCCGTCCGTGCGTTTGTTGTAACCCGAATACCCAGCTTCGCCGCCTTCGCCGCCGTTTCCGCCGCAAGCTGGGCGTTCACGTACTGTTCGGAAGTATAGTCGATTTGCCCACTTCCGGTGTCTGCGTCGGTCGTGGATATGCTGAAATTCGGGATATTGCGCGCCGCTCCTGCGTTCGTGCAAGTCTGCTTCACAATGGCGTATAGAATGTTCTGTGTCGTGTCCTTCGTGATGATCTGCGTTGTCAAAATGCGCTTGCCGATCCACGAAAGCAGGAACTTTCCTTGAACCTCTATTTCCTCCATGCCCTGTGAATTTTTCGTAATGTGAATATAGCGGATTTCCGCCGCTTCTTTCCCGCCGCGCTTGATGATGATATTTTCCTTCACCAGCAAGCGGGCGTGATCCTCCGTGAATGGAACAAGCAGCTTGAATTCGCCGCAACTCCAATAACGCCGCGTCCATATCAAGGACGAAATCTTTTCGACAATCCCTTGAAGTGTCATATCGCGGCTATAAACGTATAATTCCACCGCGTTACACCCCCAAATACAAGTTATTGTGATAGATTGAAACTTCGAGATTTTCCGCGTTTGCGTCCGCCGAATAGCGGAAGAGATTGTCGCCCACGGCGATCTGCAAGTATGAACTATCAACGTCAAGATAGCGGAACGCGTCAGTAATTACGCCGCCACGGTTCAGCTTCACGGCTTTTTCACCGTAGCCCGTGGAAACGGTTAAAACGTCGCCCGCTACAAGCGAAATATTCAGCTTGATAAACTCCCGTGTATCGACGTTCAGCAATACGGGATTTGTAACCGCGCCGATCGCGCGGAACTCGATCCGGATACCGCTTTTCACGTCGCCGGAATTGTAGACGTTCACAATCAGCGACGGCTGGCGATAGCCGATTTCCCAGCCGTCGTAAAGCTCCAGCCCGTCCGGAACGGGGAATTCAAAGCCGCCGATCCACGTTGCTATGTCCTCGCGCGTTTCCGTTTCCTCTCTCCAAAAGGGATTAAGGCAAGACAAGCTAACCGTGAATTGCTCGAAGATCGGCTTTCGCTTGAAGATCGGCGCGTCGTCGATCTTGCACCCGATCACCCGCCGGAAGTCGCCGAAAACATACGTCAACGTTGCTTCGTACTGCGGATTTAATATGCGGTTCAGCTTCCGGCGTAGGTTCTGCGCCGCTTGCTTGTCCCGCTCCTTGATGTATCCCACGATGTCAATATCGCGGCTTTCGATCCGATAGCCCAAGTATGTGTCGCCGTCCTGCCCCATGCTGTTGGTGCTGTAAATAGCGTTCCGCACGTCGGAAAGTCCGGTAACGTCCTTGAAGTTTACGTGATACGAAGAAGCGGGGGAAAACTCTATGCTTTCCCCGCGCTCGTTCGTGTAGATCAATTTTTCTTGTGTCCTCATGCCATAACCTCCCGCGCAATCTGCCGGAACTGCCGCGCCGCCTGTCTTTGCTGTTCGGCGTAGCTCGTTTCGTTCGCATAGATGTTTTGCACGACTTCAACGGAAGGCGTACCGCCGCCGCGCGTGTCGCGTCCCTCTCCGGAACGGAATTCCGGAACGGCGTTCGATGTTTCACGGCGGATCGTGCTTTCAACGTCGCGCATTTCGCGGGCGAAGCCCTCGCCCAAGCCCTGCGCCATGTAAGAGCCGATGCGGGCAAAAACCTTCGACGGGGAATTGATTTGCATTTCTGCTTCAACTGCCGCCACGATCTCTCTCATCATTGACCGCACTTTGCTTTCCAGCCAGCCGGACATATTTTGAAAGCCCCGCCAAATGCCGCGCACCATCTCTTCGCCCGCCGCCGTGAACTCCGATACGTAAGAGCGAAGGGCGGTAATAATGGGCTGAATGATTTGTGCAACCTTGCCCGTGATCTGCGGGATACCCGCGATCATGCCTTGCGCTATGCTCTTGTCGATGTTCGTTCCTTCGGTTACGAACTTTTGATGTTGTGCCGTGAATGCGGTAATAATGCTTTGTACGATCTGCGGGATTTTCTGCGTGATCTGTACGATCGCCGTTACCATTCCGGAAGCTATGTTCTTGTCGAAGTCCTGTCCGGCTTGATTGAAACGCTGTGCTTGCGCCGTCAATCCGGTAATAACCCGCTCGACGATCGCGTTCACCGCTCCGGACAATCCTTCAATGTTCGCAATAATGCCGTTGTTCACGGCGTTTACTGCTTCCGCCGCCGTCAGCGCGCCCGCTCCGCCCATTGCGGCGGTCATATCGCCTTCAACGCCGCCCATGTTGTCGGTGAAGCCTACGCCCACGCCGTCCGCCATGTTGCCGCCGATTTCGGCGAATACCGTTGACGGGGAATGAATGCCGAAGAAGTCCTTGATACCCGAAACAAGGGACGAAGCCCAGCCGGATACCTTTTCCCACAACCACGAAGCCGCGCCGCTGATACCTTCCCACAAGCCGTGAAGAAGGTTTGCGCCCGCGTTTATCATTTCGCCGCCCAGCGACGCGAACGCTTGCACAATGCCGGAAACAATCTGCGGAACTGCCTTCACAATTTCAACTATGATCGTCGGCAAATTCTGAATGAGCGCCACAAAAAGCTGAACGCCCGCCATAATGATTTGGTCGATATTCCCGATCAGCGCGTTTACAATACTGCTGATTATCTGCGGGATCGCTTGAACGATCGTCACGATGATTTCCGGCAACGCCTGTATGAGCGCGACAAGAAGATCAATCCCCGCTTGAATGATAAGCGGTATATTCTCCGTAAGTGCCGTTATAATCCCGTCTATGATCTGCGGGATCGCTTCTACGATTGCGGCTATAATCTCCGGAAGCGCGGCAACAAGCGCCGTCAGAAGGTCGATACCCGCTTGAATGATCTGCGGGATCGCCGATAGCAACCCGTCGATAAGGCTTGAAATTACTTGCGGAAGCGCGGCAACAATAACCGGTATCGCGTTTATAATTCCTTGCGCCAGCCCCGTGATAAGCTGTAACGCCGCGTCGATCAGCAACGGGATATTGTCGATCAGCGTTTGAACGATTTTCAATACAACGTCAACGATCGTCGGAACAAGTTTCGGAAGCGATTTCGCCAATCCGGTCGCAAGCCCCGCGATCAACTGCGCCGCGCCTTCAATGAGAAGCGGCAAAAGCTCCGCAATGCCTTCAACCAGCGTTTCGACGATCTGCACCGCCGCCGAAGCGATAGTCGGCGCGTTCGATACAATGCCGGAAATCAAAGACGTTACCATTTGAACGCCCATGTCGATGAACTCCGGCAATTTCTCAACAATCAGATTGAGAACGTCGGAAATCCCTTCGCCCAGCGCGTCCGCCATCTTCGTTACGTCGCCTTCCGCGTCCATGACGGCTTTAGAAAACTTCGTCATAATCGGGATACCTTCGCCCGCCAGCGTGTCAAGGAAGGGAAGAGCGATCAAAGAAGCTGCGTTTTTCAGCCCTTCCGCTCCGGCTTGAAGCACTTGTAATTTATCGTTGAAAGCCCCCAGCCTGTTTACTGCGTCCTCCGATAGAATGAAGCCCATTTGTTCCGCTTCGTCGCCTAATTCCTTGAACGCTTCCGAACCCGCTTCAATAACGCTGTTCAATTCCTGCGCGGATTTGCCGAACAACTGCATTGCAAGCGCGTCCCGCTCCGTTTCGTTCTGAATAGAACCCAGCGCGTCGATACAATCCCAATAAACGTCGTTGCTGTTGCGAAGCTCTCCGTTCGCGTCCGTCACGGAAACGCCCAGCTTCTTGTATGCGTCAGCATACTCCGCCGAACCCTTGCGGGCACTGTCCATTGACTTTATGTTTTTTGCCATCGACTTTGTAAGCGTGTTTACTTCTACGTCGATAAAGCGGGCGGCGTAGGCGTACTTTTGAAGATCGTCCGTCGTCTGCCGCGTGAATGTCGCTTGCGTTATAAGGTCGTCGGCATAGTTAGAAGCGGATACCGTCAGCCCTGCAAGAGCGGAAGCCGCGCCCACAGCCGCCGCACCTAATGCGGCAAGCGCCGCGCCGAATGCTTTTCCGACTTTCCCGACGGTTTCCCCGACGGCTTCCCAATTCACTTTGGAACTTTTCAATTCTTCCGAAGTGCTTTTGATCTGCTTTTCGGTTTTTGCCATCTCCGCCTTTGTGTTGTTAAGGTTCGTTTGCATTTTCTGATAGGCGGGATCGGTCGGATCAATGCCCGCTTCCCGCATTTTCTTCAATGCTTCTTCCGCCGCTTCCGCTTTCTTTGCCTGTTCCGCAAGCTGTTTTTGCAAAATCTCCTGTTTTTTCGTCAACGCTTCCGCGCCGGAAGCGTTGTCCGCAAACTCCGCCGTCGCCAGCTTCATTTCGGAATTGATTTCGCGAAGGGAAGAATTTATGCTATTGCAAGCGGCGCGATACTCTTTTTCGCCTGTAAGGTCGATTGATGTTTTGATCTGCTCTTCTTTCGCCATTTATATCCCCCCTAACACGTCGTCAATATCAACTTCTTTCGGAACTGGCTTGAAGCGATCCGGATTGAATTCACGATGAATTTTGAAAAGCGTCAAAATTTTATACGGTGTCATGCGCCATACTTCGGCTTCGCTCCACCGAAGAAGCGTTACGCCGATATAAAGAAGGCGGGCAAGGTCGATTATTCCTTGCCCGCCGTCATGTTTTTTTCGATGTCCTCTTCGTCGTCCTCGCCGTCCTGTTCGGGCGGTTCGGGTGTTCCGTTGTTGCCCATAGAAAACGCCTTGAAGATAGCCGTTTTCACTTCGGCAAAATTGCCCGTATGAATGAGCTTGCCCACCTGTTTTTCGGTAAGCGGTTCTTCGTCGTCCTCTGCACCCTCGTTCAAAAGCACGGTCAAAAGCCAGCGAAGATTTTTAATGCTGTCCTTTCCGGAAAGCACGGTATCAAGGCGATCAAAGCCGCCGAATTTATCCTGCATTTCGTCGATCGCGTTCAAACTGAAAAGAAGGTGTCTTTCCTTGTCCAGTACGATCGGGAAGCGTCCGTCTTTAATTGCACTCATAACAGAATAAGGCGGGAAGCCTTTTCAAGCTCCCCGCCGTTCCTCCTTTCAATTTCGATCAGCCGCCCGCGTTATTCGGTTCGCGAACGGTAGTAAACCAAGCCGCCGCCACGCTGTTCGTAGGCTCTGCGACGTGTTCAGCCTTCCACAAGCCGTCGGAACGCTTGATGAACTGCCCGACGATCTCCGGCGTGGTAAATTCGATACTGTCGCCCTTCGTGGTATAGTTTTCGTCCGGAACGGCAAACTTGACTTTGTAAAGCCAAATGTACTTGTACGTTCCGCCCGCTTTCTTCGCACGGAAGCCGATTGCGAAATACGGCGCTTCGTCTGTGTCTGCACCGTAAACAACCTTGTCCGCGTCCTGCTTCTGCCCAAGCAGGGCGGCAAGGTCAGCCGGAAGAAGATCGTTTACGTTCAGCGTGATTTCGCCGGAAACGAATTCTTTTACAACTTCGTCCGCGCCGTCGTCGGCGTAAAGGATCGCTTCGGCTACTTCCACGGAAAGCTCCGCCGAAATTGCCTTCGCCATTCGCACGGGCGTTCCGTATTCCTCCGCGCCGGACGTTCCGATCGTAATGGGCGCGCGGTAAAGATCGCGCAATCCGATTGTTGCCATTTGTCATACCTCCATGTACTTGATTTCAACGGGGACGTGATAATAGCCCGTGTCTTGCTCATACACTTCCGCGTTGATGGTTATTCCGTAGAACCCCGCCGCTTTCAGCGCTGTTTTTAAGCGCTGGAGAAGTGCGAAGTAATCCGTTTTTGAATAGATGTTAATTTGATACGTGTATTCCTGTGCGCCCTCTTCATCGTCGGAAAAGAGCGTGTCGCGTCCCACGACAAGCTGATAGGTGATAAAGCAAGCCGCCCGCCCGTTATATTTCAAACGGGCGACGGGAACGCCCAGCTTGTCAAGCAACGCTTTCAAAGTGCTGTCAACGTTCATTTTGCTTTTCCTCCCAAACGCGGCGCATTTCTGCCGTCGCTTCGTCCGCCGCTTTTTCGTTCGCCGCCGTGAACCACGGTCGCGCGGGCATATTTGAACGCCCGTAATTCAGCACGAAGCCTTTTTCGGCGTTGCGTACCCCGTGCCGATCTTTTCCCGTCGGCGCAATATCGACGTATTTTCCGCCGTTGCGCTCTTTTACTGCGGATACCTTGATCGACGCGGTTAAATCGCCCGTTCCTCTGCCTGTACTGTTTAACTTCTTTGTTTCCGCTTGAAACGCGTTCTTGATAACCTCGCCGCCAGCTTTCAGCATTTCCGGCACGGCTTCCATTGTCGCTTTGTCCCTCCGAAGCATTGCTTCTTGTACGTCGTCAAGCCCTGTTACGGTGAATTTAGCCATCTGCGCCGCTCCCTTCCGCTTCCGGAAGATTAACCAGCGTCAATTCCGTAAATTCTCCGTTCCCGTGCATGTACGTCCGAAGGACGCGATACCGTTTCCCGCTCGAAACGGGATATTCCACGATCTGCTGTTCCTCATACTCGAAAGAATGAACGTCAAACTTCAATTCCGTTGTATATCCCGCCTGTTGCGCTTTGTAGAACTCCGAAAAGCCCACGGATTTCTTGTCAGCAAAAACCGTTGTCGCGGTTTCAATGCGGGCGACGGGGAAGCCGTGTTCGTTCGTTGACGGCGAAGGATCGGATAGCGCGATCAAGGTTATTTGTTCGCCCCATCTCATTTCGCCGCCACCCCGCTTTCGATATAATCCGCCGTCAGCGATAGCGCACATTTCAAATAGTCGTAGGCGTTGCGGTAGCGCTCCGCGTCGTCATTGAAGCCGAATTCCGCCTTTGCATAAAGCACAACCGCCCGATCAAGAAGGGGATCGCCCAGCGTTTTACTGGACGATCCCGCTTCCGCCGGAATGTTGATACCGACAAGGCGAAGATCGGCAATCGCCGCGTTTATGAGATCGGAAACTTCGCCGTCAAGCGCTGTCCCGCTCAACCGCAACGCCAGCTTTACCTTGTCAAGCATTTGTCAGCCCTCCCGCTATTAAGCAGTGACGAATGTCGCCTTCACGAAACTTTCGGGATTTTTCAAGCCAGCGTCAAACAAGCTGTACGCGGTCTTAACCTCGTTCGCGGTTTTAGGCTCGATTGCGGAGAAGATTTCCAGCTCATCGTAATCGTTCGCGATAACCTGTCCCTTTGTGCCAAGGTAAATAACGTTGTCCGCGATTTCGTTATCAACCTTCACGGAAGCGCCGTAAATGCGCCCCGCAGTAATAGGATCAACCATACTGTTAGGAACAAACAACTTGTTTTTGTTGCCGTCCTCAATGCCCGCAAGGTTGTTCCAAATGGTCTTGTTGTTCGCGTAAATAACGCGTTCGCCCTTGCCTTTCAGCAGTGCAAACATTCCGCGAATAGCCGCGTCTGTGTACTTCTGTCCGGTCAGAATGTTGGCGGTGGCAATGCCCGCGCCCGCGATAGCAGAACCGCCGTCGGGCGCAACGCCGTCAAGACGATTGCGGATAACGCGGTTCTTCGCTACGGCGATACGCTCCGCAAGCTCATTCACCAGCCAAGCTTCGAACGCGTCGATAGACTTAAACTTCATCTTGCGGGACAGAACAGCGTGTTTCTTGATCTCGATACCTTCAAGGGACAGAAGATCAAATTCGTTCTCTTCGTCGTCGTTTGCCGTACCCTCTGCAACGCCCTTCGCGTCGCCAGCCTTAATAGACTTGCGGCGGGGAACGCCGAAACCGGAAGTCATGCCGGAATGTTCTGCGTCCTCCAGCATAGGGGACATACTCTCAACAAGATCAATAATCATATTGAGCGTTGCGGGCGGTACAACTGCGGCGCTGTTTGCGGTCGTTGCGGTAAATGCGGCGCGTTCCTCTGCGGACATATCGCCAAGAAGGGAAATTCCGCTTCTTACGGCAATGTTTTTCAGCCACGCGGAACGATATTCCGGCGTAGCGGAAGGATTGTCCGGAGTAGTAGCACCCCCGTTGTTGTCGGTCTGCTGGAAAGTGCGGATAACAACGCCCGCGCCCTTCGCGATATTGTCAAGAATGCCGTTGCGCTTCTCGGCGGCGGCAATCAGTCCGGCGCGCTCTTCGGTAAGCTGTGTGGTTTCCTGCTCCAGCGCGTCAATCTCTGCGGCGGTCATAGCGTCGCCGCGCTGTTCGATCTCCTGTTTGATAGCCGCAAGGCGGGCTTCGATCTCTTTAATTCTCATTGTGTTAAACCTCCGTCATTAGTTTGATTTTCAAAAGTTTCTTCCGGCGTTCCAGCCGCTCCTGCTGTTCCCTCTCGATCACTCCGTCGAAATAGGATCGTGCCGAAATATCGGTATCGGCGTTCGCCGGAATGGATACCGCCGAAACGTCGTAAACCTTCGCAATTTTCAAGATCGTGCGTGTGCGTGTGTCGCGGTCGTAGCTATCTTCCGATACGCGGAAAGCCCACGACATTTTCGTAACAAGTCCGTTCTTGATTTCCTCGAACATATCTTGCGCCGCGCGCGACTTTGACAAGTCCGCGAACGTGAAAAGCCCGTTATCGTTAGCTTCAACGCCCAGCGTCCCGTTGGAAAGGCGGGCAAGCACCTTTCCTTCGTGGTTATACTGCATGATTACGTCGGACATATCCGCACCCGCAAGGGCGTTCCGGTCGATCCTCTCGTAATATTTGTTCCCGTCCCACTCATACAGCAAATAGGGCTTGTCGAACGTTGTTGCGTAGCCCTCCACGTAGAAATCCGTATCAATTCGCTTCTCCGCCGCCGTCGGGATCAATAGCGGCTGGATCATTGTTCGGTACTCCCGATCCGTCTTTTTTGGCATTTGGTGTAACCTCCTTTCCCAATTCTGAAACTTCCGCGTATTCCTTGCGGATATAATATTTCTCGCCGCCCTCAACGTGCGCCATGTTCCAAACGTCCATAACGCCGTTGCGGTTCAGCAAGCCGCGGTCAAATAACTGTGTGCTGATATTCAGCTTCGTTTGATTGCTTGCGTATTGTAATCGGTTCGCGGTAAACGTGATCGCGTTCCCGAAGGACAATTCCCGCGCCGTGTACGTCATATTCGACATAACAAGCGAAAGCTGGATCGCGAAAGGCTCGATCTTGCCTTCGTAATACGCGTTCCATTCGTCCTCCGTGTATTTGTTTTGCAGAATGCCCGCGTTCGTGCCGAAGTAGTTAAACACGTTTTCATTGATCTGCGCCATCTGCGCGGCGTTGACCGTGAACGGCTTGCTTTCGATCGGCTTCACGTCAGCAAACTTCGCGTCGTAGATCACCATTCCCGATTGATTTTCCGCCGAAAGGTTATCTGCCGTGAAGCGCTTTCGTTCCTTCGTGATGTCCTCCGGCTTCAACATATTTGCAACCTTCGCCAAGAAGCGAATAGAAGCCGAATTTTTAACGCCGTTGATAATTCCTTGATTTTGTGTATGGATCAACTGCATTGTAGGACGAAGCGCGGCGTTACTCTCGCCGAAGAAATCGTTTGTGTACTGAAAATTCGTCATTACGCCGACTCGTTCAAACTCAATCGCGGCTTTCTGCCCATTCCCGAAGGTGTAGCGCAAAAACGGAACGTTGTTATACTCGATAACTTCGCACCGTTGAGGAAGCAGGGGATAATACCCGATCAGCCCGCCGAATTCATCTTCAATCGGAACAATGAAGCAAGTATTATTCACCGAAAGGATCGTCGCGATCCTGTAAATGAACTTCGATGTATCCATGAACGGATTAGGCTTGAACTGCAATGTCCGTTCAAGGTTCTTTTGCGCCGTGCCGCTGATCTCCGGTTTCAGCTTTGAAGCGAAGGACGCGAACGAATGTATCGCCGCGCGCGTAAGCTCCATTTCGTAAATACTTTCCGGCGCGTTGCTGAAAACGGGTGTGTACCCGTTTAGCATTTTGAAATAGCCTTCCGCCTTCAAGTCGGCTTTCGGCTTCCGGAAGATAGTTTCAAAAACTCCCATGTTTTTATCACCCCGCATTTTTGAGCATTTCGCCGATTTCGTTATAATATTTCTGCCGCACGGTCAGCGCGTCGATCACGGAAACGAAGCCGTCAATTCGCGCCCTCTGTTCGATCTTCACGGGACGGAACTTCCGCGTTTCCATGTTGTGCTTCAATGCGACGTTGAGGAAGTGCGCCTTCAACAAGTTATTGTCGGCAATCTTGAAATTGCCGTCCTTGATAACGCCTTCAAACTCACGGATCACGGGCGCAAGGTTTTCTCCCTGCCATACGTCGTCCGTCTGCCAGCCCGCGTTCTTCAAGTCGTCGATCAGATATTGCGCGGAATAGCGGTCGTACCCGATCTTCAAGATATATATTCCGTACTGATCCCGAAGCATAGAAAACCATTCGTAAACGTCGCGATAATCGACGTGGTTTTCGCCGGATAGTTTGACGATCCCTTGCTTCACGAATATGTCATACGGTACACCGTCGATCGCTTGCGCCGTTTCAAGGCGGTTCGCGGGCATAAAGAATTGTGCGAAGGCATATAGAACGCCGTCCCGCTCGATCACGACGGAAGCGGCGGTCAAGTCCGTTGTTTGTGAAAGGTCTATGCCGCCCACGGCGTAACTGTCCTTGAAATCCTCCAGCTTCGCGTGAATTCCTGCGCCGTCAACAACGACGTAATCAAGCCACGCGACGGAAGAATTCTGCTTGATGTTGCAATACTTCGTAAGGAATTCAGCCCGCTTCGACATACTCATTTCGGCGACGGCGATTTCTTCTTTGAAGAAGTCCGGCGAAACGGAAACGCCCATATTCGGATTTGCTTTTTTAAGCTCTTCAAGGTCGTTCCATTTCTCTACGTCGTCGATCATGTAAAGCAGGGGAAGAAGGCGGCGTTCCTTGCTTCCGCCCTTCAAAAACGCGGTCGATCGCTTCATAAGCTCATCGAAAATACCGTCGTTTTCGTAACCCGCCGTTGAGATCGAAAGGATCATCGGCTGGCGGCGCGCACCAAGCGCGGATTTCATAACTTCGTACTGCTTCAAGCCGCCGTCGCCGCGCCACGACGCGACTTCATCATTCACGACTAAATGCGGATTGAAGCCGTCGGATTTCTTCGCGTTGAACGCAAGCGGCTTGATCGCGGTATTGCTTTCTTCGATGTAAATATCGGAACGGCGCTTCTTCGATAGGTCGGAAAGCTCCGGTTCTTTTTTAATCATCTGATAGAAATTATCGTAAACGATGTTCGCTTGCTCCAGCTTCGGCGCAAGGCAATATATTTTCGCGCCGTATTCTCCGTCAAGATACGCCATGTACGCAATGACGGCGGACGCAAAAAGCGTTTTGCCGTTCTTGCGCCCGATCACAATAAACACTTCGCGAAAGACGCGCGTTCCGTCCTCTTCGACGATCCCGAACATAACGGAAACGGCGGCTTTCTGCCACAACTCCAGCTTCAAAAGGTCTGTGCGCCCTTCGCAATGATGGCAAAAGTTTTCGATGAACCGAATTGCCTTGTTTGCCTTCTTCGCGTTGAAGGTGAAAAGCCCTTCTTGAAGCCCCTTCACGATGTATTCATACAGAAGGCGAACCCACTTGCCGACGGTTATATTTCCGGAAGAAATGCCGTCGAAATACTCGTAAATGTAATTTGAAAAGGGCATTTTTATTCGTCCCGTAACGCCTGTAAACGGCTTTCTTTTTTCTTCTCCGGCGGTACAAGATCGCAAAGCTGTTTGATAATAGCGGCGTGATTTTTTGTCATGGCGATATGTGTTTTCACCGCGTCGCTTTGCTTCGTCCCGCTCTGATTTGCGCCGTTTTGGTATTCGACGGTGTATCCCTCTTCGTTGATGATCTCTTGCAATTCTTCAAGGGATACCGCCATGAACGCCGCGTTCTTGATAAGGCTTTCGACGGTCTGCAACTTGTTTTTGTCCAAGTCTTTGAAAATGCGCTTCAATCGGGAAAACTCCCGCTTGATCTTTTCTTCTTTCGTCAAGTCCTTCTTTGTCGCCATAAATATCACCCCCTTTTCCGGTCAACCCACACCCCCTTAAACGCGTACACCCGTTATGCGCGCGCCTGCGGAGTATTTTTAATCTCCCGCCCTCGGTGTCGAACCCTCCCTAAATTTTGAGCGAATAGGGGGGGATATGAGGTTTCCCGCTTCGTCGAATGCGTACCGTTTTTTCTTGTCGTTCCGGTGGTGTTCTTTGTTGTGGCAATCTTGACAAAGCGCTTCGAGATTATCCCACGAAAGCGCTATGTATGGATCGTTGATATTCTGCTTCGTCAAGTATGTTTTGTGATGTGCGATCTTCGCGGTTACTGGATCGTCCGGCGTTGAACAGCGTTCGCACAAGTAGCCCTTCGACTTCAAGAAGCTGTCGCGGCATGAACGCCAAGCGTCCGAATTGTAGAACCTTTCCGCCCACGGCTTCATGCGGTTATCCTCCTTCCTGTGGAAAAGTCTGTGCAAAAGAGCAAAAGAAAAAGCCTTCCGTGCATTCACACAAAAGGCTTTATCCCGCGCTATTCAATTCGCAATAATTCAGCGTAATTATTATATCACGCGTAAGCGTCGCGGACAAGGTGCATTGTTTGGTCGCGTTTTGGTCATTTGTCAACGGCTTTCCGGTATGTCGCCGCTGATACCGCCGCCGGAATGCCGAATACGCATACCGCCATATCGTTGACGATCTTATTCCGCCAGCGGCGCGCCGTCTTTATCTCTTTGAGAATGCCCGCGTCGGAAAGCTCTTCCGCGATCTCTTCCCACGTCGCCGTTCCGCCCTCTCGCGGATTGCCGTTGATGTCCTCGCCGAAATAGTAAAGCCGGATCACAACGAATTCTTTATGCCCCTCGAAAAGAGAAATAGCGCGTGTCAAGCTGTCAAAGCCGGATTTCGTTTCTTTGAACTGCTTTTGTTTTTCCTCTCGCATTTCCTCGACGATCTCCGCTTCCGTCTTGCGCTGAATAAAGCCTTTTGCCTGTGGTGTCGTTGAAAACGTCTTTCGTCCCGCGTGATACTCAACTTCGCAATACGCTTCTTCATCGGCTACAAGCGCCGCCAGCTTCTTGTAGTTATACAGCAATGTTTCCATTGCCTTGAAGTAATTTACGTACCCCGTGTTCTGTGTGTATGCTTCCGCCGCCCCTGCGCGCGCGGCTTCAAATACGGCTTCCCGCAACTCTTCGGAAAGCTCTGTTTGCTTTTTAGTCATGTGTGCCACCTCCGGTTAGATATTCGATAATTGTTCCCGCCGCCTGTTCCCAGCCGTAGCAAAGCGCGGCTTTGTAGCCCTGCGCCGAAAGAGCGTCCAGCCACTCCGATTGATGATCGCTTGTCCTGCCGCCGCGTTGCCGTTTAAGCTCTATGTAAAGCCCGTGATATTGCCCGCGCGCGACGGGCAAGCATAGATCGGGAACGCCCGCTTTCACGCCCTCCGCCCGAAGCCGTCCCGCTTCCGCCTTGTGTCTGCTCCCGCCGTTCGGGACGTGATAAAGCAAATTCAATTCGGGATATTTCCCGCTTTGCATAGCCGCCCACGAAAACAGCGTCATTTGCTCTTGCGCTTCCGTCGGAACGGGCATTTTATTTTTCTGCATTCCGCGATCCCTCCGTTTTCTTTGCGTATCCAATCGCCTTTAATCCGCCGCCGCAATATTTGCAAGTGTTCCCATCTGCGTGTGTTGCCGGAAAGACGTTGATTTTTCCGCATGCGAAGCATTGAAAAGCGATCTTGTCGGTTTTTTCTGCCGTGCATTCGTATTTACCCGTTTCTTCCTGCGTCCTCTCCCAATCAGCGAAGAAGAAAAACGGCTTGTTCTGCGCCATTGCTTCGCCGAATTCATATTTCGCGCCTTTGCTCTCTTTCCAGTCCGGAAGAAAACAGACTTCGGCGCACTCTGCAAGCATAGCGCCGGACATACGCATATAGGCTTCCCACGTGAAGCCCTCCGCCGGAAGAAGCGCCGGATTTACGACGATGAAGCCGCCTTCCTCCAGCTTCTTTTGCGCGTTGTAAAACTTCGTGAAATAATACGGATCGCCCGTGATCTTTCCGGCAAGATATAGCGTCCTTTTTTCCTGCATTGTGTTTCCTCCCTTCATTTCGTAAAAAGCGTTGCTTGCGCTTTCCGTTCTTCCTGCTCCAAGAGATCAAAAAGCCGGATTTGTGCTTGTTCCTGTTCCAGCCGTTCATTTGCCGCGCGGCAATAATCTTCGTCGATCTCAAAGCCGACGAAATCAAGCCCGCCTTGACGATAGCAAGCGATCAAGGAACTTCCGCTTCCGGCGTGTGTGTCCAATATCTTCATACCTTTTCGGGCGAAGAGGGAAAGAACCCACGAATACAGCTTCACGGGCTTTTGTGTCGGGTGAATTGTCCCGTCGTTCAACAATTCAACGCGATTGCAGACAAAAACGCGCGTCGGCGTGTCGAAGCTGGTATATGCTAATTCGCAATCGCTCATTGTCAAGCCGTGTTGCCCCTTGTCCCATACAAGCCAGCCTTTATGCCCTTGTTCAAGATACGGAACGAAGTAATTTCCGCCCCATATCACTTGCGCTTTTGAAACGCGTTCCAATTCGCGGAAGTATTCGGGCGGGGGAATAGTCTTGTCCCAGCTTTTCCGGATATGCTCTTTCCGGTTATGCTTCGGATTGCCGCATACGCGCTTCTTCTGTCCGTCTATGCCGATACCGTAAGGCGGATCAACGATCGCAAGATCGAAGAAGCCGTCCGGAAACTCTTTCATTCCCTGCATACAGTCCATGTTATACAGCTTGTTCAATTCAAGCATACGTTGTTCACCTTCTTTCTTTTTCTCCCCCCTCCGCCCCCCGCTGGGGGGAACGGGCTTAAAGGAATAAATCTATCGGCGATCCGGCGGGCTTCCTCGATCCGTGTTCTGAACCGATCCTTCACGATTGATTTTATATCCCCGCCGCCTTCCCGCTTTTATCACTCCCGCGCTTTCATTATCAAGGGCAAGCGGCTTCGCCGTGCTTCGCACCCTTGACAATGCGCGCGTTCGTGATCTCTGAAAAGCGGGCGACGGGGAATAAATAAAATCAATCTTCCGGAAGGAAAAGCGCTGGTCGTAAAACTTTACACATTTACAAGGCTTTTTATTGCGCCCCTTCGGGCGTTCCCGCTATTCGCGTTTCTTCCGGCGTTTCGGTTTCTCCGGTTCGCGTACATATTTATAATATATGTATCCCCACTTCGTCGCGCGGGCTTCCACCAGCTTGTAACCCTTCGGCGCGATCGGTGCTTTCTTTTCCGTATACGTCCGAAGCGCAAGCGTCGGCGCTTCCTTCTCCGGCTGGCGAAGATTGCGCGTCGCCTTCCAACGGTGTCCGCCCTGTTCCGGTGTCCAATGGTTGAAGAGGTAATCCGCAAGCCCCGTGTAATCCTGCCCGTAGTCAACGCCGTTATAATAATTGTGTTCGCGCAAGTGCCGAATATGGATTACTGATCCGTCGTTCCACTTGCCGCTGATCGTTTCTTCCGGTATGCCGTCCGAAATCATGTGAAAATGAATTCGGTTCGTAGACTTGCCGCGCCCCATGTAAATAATGATCTTCGCGTCGGGACAAGCCCTTTGAAGCCGCCGGAAGTAATTGTCGCGTATTCTGCGCGCTTCGCTGAATGTATGAACTTCGCTGTCGTCGTCGAACGTCAGCGTACTATATAAGGAAAGCGGCGAAAAGTTTTCATTAACCAGCCGCTGGTGTTTCCGCTTTGATATGCCGATCCGGTGTTGCGCGCGCTCTTCGTCGTCCTTGAAGCGCGGTCGCGGTTCAGCTTTTTTGATGTTCGCTCGATCGGATACGGTGTAAACCTCTTGTTCACATACAACGCCCGAAAAAATACGTCTTTTAACCCTCTGCATAATCCCGCCGCCCTTCCTTGACAAAAGCGCCGTAAAATGCTATAATTTCAATATTGAATAGCTCCTTTTACAGCTATGTAAGAGGAAAAGAGAACGTCCGGAACGTCGCAACCGGACGTTCTCTTTTTTTGTTTTGTCAGCCGTTATTAAATCCTGCGCCCTGCTCGAAGTCGGCGCACCGTTCTTCTTCACAAGGCTTGAAGCGCATTCCGTCCGCGCACCCGACGCAAGGGAACGGGCGTACCCCGTCCGGAAGCGCGCCTTCGCGCAAGTGAACGCATTGTTCCAGCTTCGCGCATTGATCGCACCAGCACTTCCGGCAATCGCCGATCAGCGTTTTTTCAACCGGACGTTTCAAGCCCTCTTCGGCTTCCTGCGCGTCGTGTTCTTCCTGCATTTCCCGCGCCGCCTGTTCGATCGTGTAATCTTCAACGCCTTCTAAAATGCCCCGAAAGAATGGCGCGAACGCGTAGCCGATCCCCAGCCCTGCGCGCAAAAGCAATTCTTCGTCGATCTTAATATCTGCCATTGTTCCCGCCGCCCCTCCGAAGCGCTCTGAAAAGCACGTTCAAAACGATGTAGACGATCACAACGGAAGCGGCGACGCAAGCAACGCCGCAAAGCATATAAAAGGCGTTCACCATGAATTGATACATTGTCATTCGTCAGCCCTCCCGAAAACCTCTTCCGCGTCGATGTCCCACGCGGCGGCAATATCCTTCATCATATCGACGGCTTCGGCGCGCTTCTTCTGTTCCTCTGCGTTCTCGCCGTTTAAGTACGATACCAAGATTTCAGATTTGAGATTGCAAAGCGGGCGAACGCCATTGTTGCCGTTGCACGCGCTGATGTTGATCAAAGAGCCGTCCGAATAGACGTGGCGGACGAAAGAATTTATCGGGCTGTCCGGTGTAGCCGTCCACCACCAACGATCCGGAAGCGCCGGAATGTTGCCGCGCAAAAGGCGGTATTCCTCGCAAGTGATAAGCCCGATCCGGACGCGATCGCCGCCGTAATTCTTCAAGCCGTCGTCGGCGGTCAAGTCGATGTTGAAATACTCGAACATTTCTTCCGGCGCGCCCGCCTTAATCAGACGGCGCAAGAATTCGCCGTTCAGATAGGCGCGAAGGGAAGAAGCGGCAAAGTCGTTCTTGTTCCCTTCATCGAAGGCGCGTTCCTCGACGCAATCGGAAGCAATGCACTTCACCCAATCCGCGCCCGTCTGAATGACCGTCCAAGCGATCCCGCCCATCGTGAATTCCTGTTTCGGCTCGAAGCCGTGTTTGTTCTCTTTCATATTGAATAGCTCCTTTCCTGCGGCGCTGTCTGCGCCCGCTCGTTGAATAAGTCTGTTGATATACCAAACCGCCTTTTGCAAGTCCTCTTCACCGTTTTTCAGCTTCCAGCGCCACAAATACTTGATCGCGTTCGCTGTGCAAAAGGCTTCGATACCTTGAAGCCCGCTTGTTGCGGCTTCCAGCGCGTCGATACACTCAATCCCGCCCGCGTTGTAATGCGGCGGGTGGTTCACCCGCTCCGCCATGATTAACACTTCTTGCCGCCGTGCCGATACGGGCGGCTTTTGTTGTATTCGTGCTTCTGTGAGATCGCCGCGTCAATGTCGATCCCTGCGTATCCGCAATAATCAAGAACGCGAATAATCACGTCCGCAAGCTCCGTGGGGATACCTTCGGGCTTGCCGTTGTCGCTGAAATAGATTTCCGTTGCGCCGTGTCCGTTGCGGTATTCCTCCAGCGCTTCGGATACCTCCGAATGAATGAGCGCTAAAACCTCCGGAAAGCCGCGTTCTTCGTCCCACCAGCCGTGGGCGCGGGCGTTTTCGTGAATTTCCTTCGCAACCTCGTTAATACCTGTCATTGTCTTTTATCCTCTCTTTCAATCGGTTTCTTTTGCGAAGGCGCAATCTTCGCAACGTTCGACGGTTTCGTTCGGATTATCAAGCGGGCATTCCCAGCCGCTTTCAACGTCCTGTTCCGTAAGCCCGCAAGCGTATTTCTGCGAATTCTTCGCTTCGATTTCCTCTGCGCGGCATTCGCACTTTTCGCCGCTGTCAAGATGTGCGCCGCAATGCGGGCATTCCTTATAAGGTGTTGCCATGTCGTTCTCCTTCCTAATAATCAGCCGCCGGAAGCCGTCAGCGCATAGCGTCAAGCCGTGTTCCTTCACGTACTCCCGCCGCCGTGCGGCTTCTGCCGCTTCCCAGCCGCAAGAAGCGCATTCCGAAGGTTTGCATTTCTGCGTTTTCTCCGGATCAATGCCCAGCAAGCACTTCAAAGGCGGCTTTTCCTGTCTGTTATTCATTCTTCACCCGCTTTCCGCACGAAGGACAATAATTGAGCGGGTAGCCCTTGCCGTCCTTCATGTAATCCGTTGTCCGTCCGC